ATTACTTCCGTCAAGTTCTTCACCTAACTCAAATTGTCTTTTGAATGACGATTCTTTTAGTTCTCTTCTTAGAACTTTAGCATCACCTACATCAAACAACTTATGTTTATCACCGCTAATCGTTAGGACCCCATCAGTAACTTCTACTGATAAGTCTTTCTTTGATAACCCTGGAATCTCAGCAATAACACCTACTTTGGTGTCCCATTCATAAACATTAATCTTTGGGTATGCTGTTCCTTTAAATGGTTTAACTCCAATCTGTTTCTCAATTTCTGGAAATTGTGATGAAACAATGTGGTCAAACATTCTATCAAATGGTGTTAGAAATTCGTCCCTATCGAATGCAGGGAACTTTGGATTGTATATTACTTTAGTCATTTTTATTCTCCGTTTTGTTGTTAACTATTTAGTCTAACTGATAACCTCACTTGAGCGTTATCACATATAAATATAATGTATTTAACAAAAACACTATATTTTTTTAATATATTTTTCTGGTACAAACCAGACTCTACCCATTGAATCTTTTAATCGTTTATGTCCTTTAAGAACATTGTTATTATCTTCTTTTAAGATTTCACCTGAGTAAAGAGTTCCTTCAGTAGATGAGTAAGTCTCCATAACTTTGTATTTGTTCATTACCCACCTACTGCTTCCTTAATCTGAGATTTATCTCTATATCCAACTAATGAATTTCCATTAACTATTAATGTTGGAACACCTCTTACATTGTGTTCTTGTGCAAGTTCTGGTTGTTCGTCTATATCTATTTGTTGAATATTATATCCCTCTGATATAAGTTCGTCTATGTGTGGTTTCATTTGTTTACAAGGCCCACACCACTTTGCGTTAAAGAATTTTATATTCATTTTAACTCCTTCTTAATTAACCTTTAAAGACTTTCTTTTTACCGCCGTCGTATTCGTAAGCGTGTCCTTCTTCCATAAGAATATCGTTTACTGATACCCAACCATCATAAGATAAGTCTATTCTGTTTTCTGGATTTGATATACACTCTTGTATATGTTCTCCAACGAAATCTGGTGATACGAATATTTCTCCTAACACCCTTCCGTATTTACCTGTACCGAAACTTTTTAATTTAAAAACTCCTTGTTCAAGTAATTCTTTGTTTCTAGCTTTTGCTGCTAAACCTTTTTTCTTCTCTTCTAAATCTCTTGTTCTTGATTCCCAAGTATCCAATCCCATATACCTAACTCTTTTTTTAAGTCTGGTTTTAAATCCCAAGTCAATCCAACAATCAATTGTATCTCCGTCCACAACTCTTATCAGTTCGCATTCATACTCCCTGAAGTCCAGTTTCTTTGACATCTTTGTTCTCCGTTAAAACGCACGAATTCCCAAATCGACACAAAGATACTTTAGTTTATTTAAATGAGAAGTTGGTTTACCCGTATCTATTGCGTCTTGTATTTTTTGAACTTCGGCATTTGTTAATCTACTTACATATACCTCTCCATTATAAGTATAAGTGTTGGATTGTTTTGATACCATAGAACCAAGAGTAAACATAAGTTCTTTAAACATAAGATATCCTGGATATGTTCCTCTTAAATATTTACATTGGTCTGATAGTAAAATGTATCTATCATATTCACTCATTTTTTACCTCTCTTTGATTTTGATGTCATATCGACTTTTGAGTTTTCATTTGATTCTGATTTAGATAGGTCGAAGTCTTTCATTTTCTCATCAAGTGTTTTCATTATCTTGTCAGACTTTTCTTGTAGGGTTTCTGCTTTCAAACAACACTCTAAGTGATTAGTTCCACTTAAATAATCATAATCGATTTCGTGAGTGTTCTTATTACAATAATCACAAGTCCAATAATTTAAATATTCTGGTGATAGTCCTTCTTCTTCTACTGGTGTTGGTTTCCAACCTTTCCACATCTCGATTGATAGTGGATTGTCTTTTGCTAATCCTTTACTAAATGGATAATCTGCAAAAGTTCTACCAGTAGGTTCACCAGTTCTTAAATCAATTTCTTCTTTTTGTTCTGGTGTATATTCTTCTCCTGCTAATCTTCTGAAAACATATCTTCCGTCTGGTGATTCGTAAATGTATTTCTTGTCTTGTTGCCAATTAAACAAGTGTTCTCTTTCACCTTGAGACATCTCACTCATAATAAAATTATAGTTTCTTATTTGTTCTGGGGTTACTTCTTTAACATTAGTGAATTGAGTTGCTCTATCTATGTTAGCTGCTATCTCAACTGATAATGTTGCTATTCTTTTTTTGTCAAGTGTTTTGCCTTTGTGTCTATTCAACACTCCACCAACTACACCTTGTACGAAAAATTCGTCCATATCGTTTCTCCTATTTATATTAGTTTTAGTTTATGTTCTCTTAACCAATTTTTTCCTCTTGTGTTATCAAAGAAGTTTTCTGATGTAATACCTATGTTTCCACGAGTGGTAGGCATTTCCCAAAATGTAACTTCATAACCTTTTTCTTTAAAAGCCCAATCTACCATATTTGACTTTCCTTCAAAGTCAGTAGTGTCCCAATAATCCTTAGCATCCATATGTGAATGGGAAACAAGAACTATAACATCATCAATGTTCTTTACAACATTTCCTTTTTTATCAAAAGTTTCTGACTTTTTGATAGCATCTGAAATTCGTTCTAAATCAAACTTACTACTTGACATTCTAATACCGATTGTTCTTGGAATATTACTAACACTTTCCACGACTTTACTATATGTCCTTGACCAACCAGTAGAACCCCAACCAATCCATACCTCACGAGTAGATGCAGTGTGTTGTTCAGTTTTTGCTTTTGATATTATAGTTTGAATTACATCTTTACCAAACTTAAGATTTTGTAAATACTCTCTGTTGTTTTCAGAATCAATTGGTATTCCTTGAATCTTGTTTCTTCTTAGTAATTGTTGAACAGCATCTTCTTGTGTAGTTTCTACTCTTGGTTCCGTATCAATCGGATTGAAATAACTTGAAAAGTCATCAAGCATAACTTCTGTCCAACCTTCAAAATATTTTTGTGGTATAACAACACCATACATTTCAACAGCATCAGCTGCTACGATACCATCTGTTCTATGATTACCACTTGTTAGTAGAATAGAACCAGCATCTACATACGATTGAGATTCGGGATTAAATAAAACTTCATCTGGTAATTTAACTCCTACAACTGGTCTGATAGTCGAAGTGTCTCCATTTTTTTCTATAACAGTATTCTTTACACTTTTAGTAGTTTTATCAAATTCTTCTGTTCTAAACTGGTGTCTAATCCAATCATTACTAACTTCATCAACTGATAGTTTTACTACCGGAAAATTTGGGTCAACATAACTATTGTCTTTAACCCACTTGTCAATAGCAATGTCAACTTCTTGTTGTAATCCTAATATAAGTTTATTATCAATTTCAACATATGCTGGATTACCATTTGACTTGTTCCAGTATAATTCATTGTTGATAGCATCATCTTTCTTTAACATTTTGTGTTCAAGATTTTTCATTTCTTTACCATTACCTACATACAGCACACTATACTTTAATCTTGAAAGTTTGTTTGCTAATACCTTTTTTCCGTCCTTACTTGTCATAGAACAAAAGTATTCTCCGTTGGTAAATCCTAAAGTTCCCTCGTGGTAACCTAAGTAATAACATCTTAGCCTTTTACCTTTGGGCAATTTCTTATTTTTTAATTCCCTATCTAAGTCAGTAATTAAGTAAACATATCCGTCAGTATCTGGATTATACCCGTTCGGTATTGTACAAATAGATTGCTCTACAACGTTCTTAAATTTAGGACTAATTTTATATTCCTTTTTCATATTATCTCCAATCCTTTCTGTTAAGTAATGGTGGTGGAGCGAAAGGAAATTAAATTCTCCACCACCTGACACATTAGTGTCTAATAATCTAAATCATACTCGTCGTCTAACTCGTCCTCATTGAACAAGTCATCAGTCGTTCCGTCATTGATATATTTCTGAACTAATTGTTTTACAAAAGTTCTTTCAGAATCAACACCACCATCATTACTGAATTGTGGATAAACACTCACTTGAGCTGCTTCATCTAAACCGAATCCGTCAAACATCAAACCAGCCATTTCTACGGAACTTCTTGTAGAAATCGCAGTGTCGATTTTTCCGTTTTCAGAATTAGACTCAACACGAGTGGTGTTGGCAATCTCAGCGATAGCGGATAGTGAATCTACATCAACATTTGGAAACATATATTGTAGAAGTTCAAACTCTTGATTGCTATCAAGAACATCCATTTCCACAATAGTAAATCTGTCCATAAGAGCTTTATCCATAACTCTTGTAGATGTGTATTCATTTCCGATGTTTGCGGTGGCGACAAAAGTCACACCTTCAGCAACATTGATAGTTGCTTGCCCGTCTTGTTCATCAAGTCTGAGATATCTCTGACCTTGGTCTAAAACGGTCATCAGAATATTCCAAGCGTCTGGGTGAGCTCTTGATAACTCATCAAGAAGTATCACAGCGTTTGGTGTCTGAATAGCTTTTACGAATAGAGATTCCGAGAAGTAAGTTCCTTTTGATTTCTCAAAGTGAACATTACCAATCAAGGTAGCTCTTGGGTCTTGAGTAGAACCCATATTAAAATAGAAGTCAGGTCTATCCAAGGCGTTAACCAAAGACTTAGCTGCCATTGTTTTACCACAACCGGCAGGGCCTGTCATCAAAATGTTCTTACCACGAACGGCAGAACGGATTAAGTATTTCCACTTCAACTCGTTCATCATCAAACCTTGTGGTTTTAGAGAATAAGAA